ACATGCGCGAGTGCTTCGAGCCCGATTTCGATTGGGGACTGCTGATGTGGCGCGACCGCCCAGTCCACCACTTCAATCGCCTCGGATACGCGGCCCATTTCAACAGCGTCCATTCCGGAAAGATCGCCGGGCGCCTCAACACTTACGGCTATATGAATGTGTGCGTGAGCATCGCGGGCGTACCTAAGAACTACTTGACTCATCGGCTTCTCTGGGCCCTCAAGTACGACGCGTGGCCGCGTCAGACGATTGACCATATCAACGGGGTCAAGGTTGACAACCGGATCGTCAATCTGCGCGATGTTTCGCCGGCCGAGAACATGAGGAATCGCCCCAACAGGCCCAACGCCTTTGGCGCCATCGGAGTGTCCGCGATCAGGAACCGCTTCATGGCAAAGATCGCCGGGCGATACCTCGGCACATTCAAGACCGTCGCCGAAGCGGGAGAGGCTTACCGCGTGGCGGCTGAAGCGGGGGAAAACCGTGCCGACTGAATCCGAAATTATGGAATTTCATTTGCAGAGCCAACTGCGGGCGCGCGAACTGTGGGCCGGCAAGCTCGCCCGGATCAAGGCCAGGCGCTTTCTGGAAGTCCCAGAGTTGCCCACGGACTTTGCCGCGTTCGATTCGGGGCGCGGCCCCCTCGTCCAGATTCGTGATTTTGAGAAGGAGCAGTCATGACCCGCCCAAGAACAGCACGGGACATCCGGACAGACATCAGCTACATGCCCTGCACCGTCGAGAACCTACGGGCAATCATCGGCGCAGCGGAAACGATGGCGCAGAGCATGAAAAGCGCGGGCATCGAGCCCATTCAAGACAAGCTCATCGACGCTTGGAGCCTTTGCGATTACCTCGACCCGCCTGTTTTGAGAGACCCGAGGGAGTACTCAGACGAGTGGGCGATTGTTGGCTACAAGGAAAGCATGTAATGAGCAAGCACACAGAGGGACCGTGGGCATGGAGAGGCAAGCCGGGTCGTTCGACCTTGGAATCAGCCGTTGGCAAGGTTATCGACTATGCGGGCTACGAGGGCATGTGGCCCGGAGCCTACGACGATGAGACGGACGCCGCGAATCTGCGCCTGATCGCCGCCGCGCCGGATCTGCTGGCCTTCGTCAAAGACTGGCTGGCCGACTTCACCGCCGCGGGGACTACCGACTCGCCGCATGAAGCCCACGCCCGCGCACTCATTGCCAAAGCGGAGGGCGCATGAGCTACGTAGTCAAGAACCTGGACGAGCTGGCCGCGCTGTTTGAGGAGCGGGCCGAGGAAGCGAAGGCGAGGATTGACAGCCCCGCGCACAAGACCTCATGCGAGTTCGCCGTCCTAGCGCGTGAAAACAGCATTTGGCAGTGCGCCGCTTACATCCTGCGCCACACCACTATTACGGAGGACATCACATGCCGCGAAATCTGACAACCGAACGGCAGACATACATCTGCCTCGCCGACGCCTGCCAGCAAGGGCGAAGTGCCTGTCCCGTGCCGACAGCATGCGAGAAGCCCGAGGACCGCTCCTACATGCTCGCGCACCTCGTCATTGCCGTGATTCTGGTCGGCGTTATTGCTGGCCTTGTGTTCGGAGTGCTATGAAACCCGAAATCGCAAAGAAGTGGATCGCGGCCCTTCGGTCTGGTAAGTACATGCAGACCACGGGCAGATTACGCGACGGGAATAGTTTCTGCTGCCTTGGGGTGTTGTGCAACCTGCACGCTCAAGAGCATCCTAGATTTGCCGCGAAGCAAGGCGACCCGCATCGCTATGGCGGTGAGTACTACAACCCGCCGCCGGCGGTATGGCGATGGGCCGGCATATCTTGCACGAAGGTTAGTGAGGCCCCTTCTTTTGCTCACCTTAATGATAGCGGCGAGTCATTCGCGTCTATCGCAAAGGCCATCAAGAAATGGGCGCACACGCTATGACCGAGCCCAAGAAGACGCTACCCACCCGGAGCCTGCTGCAAGGGGCACCGTACACGCACAGCACGCAAACCAACCTCAAGGCAAGGTTTGCGGCTATCAGGCAACAACAGGGGAAGGATGCGACCCTGAACCAATCGCACCGACACGACTAAGGAACACACCATGAAAGTCTCGCAGATGCTTCCCTCCACGTACCTCAAGAAAGACGACATCGAGAACCCGGTGATCGTGACCATCGACCACCTGGAGGAGACGAACGTCGCCGCCATGGGCCAGCCCGAAGAGAAGAAGTGGGTGATCTTCTTCTCCGAGTACGACAAGGGCATGGTCTTGAACAGCACCAACATCCACTCCATCGTCGCGTCCACCGGCTGCGGGGATACCGACGACTGGCCGGGGAAGGAGGTCGTTCTCTACAACGATCCGACCGTCTCATACGCAGGCAAGGTCACGGGCTGTTTGCGGATCAGGGCCAAGCAGCAAGCCCCGGTTCGCCCCGCAGCTCGCACTGGGAGCCCCCTCCGAGCGCGCCCGACCGACCCGATCCCCGCATGGGTCACTGAAGAAGTGCCGCCCAGCGATGTGCCGTTCTAGCCATGCAGATAACTTTGCATAAAGCCGCCGATGAGGTCCGTGCGTTGCTGGATCTCGTCGATGAAAACACGGGCGAACTGCCGGAGGGATTCGAGCAAGCCCGCGCCATCGTTGCCACCAAGGCGACGGCGGTCGCGGCCTACTTGATCGAATCCGAGAAGCAGGTAGAGGCAGCGGACCAGTACGTGAAGGAACTATCCGCCCGGGTCAAGAGCGCCAAGAGGCGGGCCGACTGGCTACGGGGCTATTTGCAGTCGCACATGACCGCCTGCGGGATCACCGAGATAAAGGACGAGCGGGGCATCTTCAAAGCGACTCTTGCAGTCGGCAGGGACGAGGCTGTGGAGATATTCGATACGGCCCAGATCCCGCGCGACTACTTCGTGGAGATCCCGGCTCAGTTCGCTCCTGACAAGGTGATGATGCGCAAGGCCATGAAAGATGGCTTCGACATCCCCGGGGCCAAGCTGGTCAAGCGTGACAGGCTGACGATCAAGTGAGCGCCTATTTCGACCTGGACGACGAGGGCGAGCGGAGGCATGCCCTCGCCTATCTCGCCAAGGGAATCCTCAACCCCCGCAGGAATGGGGAGCAGAACAGGCTCCTGCATGCCCTGCTGGGGGAGATCTCGCGCCAGGTCGAATGGGGCGGCAAGAAGTGGGACGTAGACGACTGGAAACGCCTGCTCACGGCCGCGTGGCTGAGAGCAAAGGGGCAGCACGTTGCGATGGTTCCTGCGGTGGATGGGCAGGGATTTGATGTGCTGTACCAGAGGACTTCTACGCTGTCCAAGGGTGAGTTTGCCGATCTGGTGGACTACATCCACTCATGGGCAGCAGAGCAGGACATCCTTCTACCGGAGGCGGTATGAGCAAGATCGAACTGATGGGCAAGCAGTACGAAGCCTACCTGACTGGCTGGGACGCTGCATTGAGACGCGCTGCTATGGAGATAGGGGACCGCGATCTATCCGCCTGGGAGGCGCGCGAGATCATTCTTGGCCTGCAACGGAAACAGGAGACGGAGGAGTGACCTGGCACGCACAACGCTTTGAGCCGATGGCGTCGCGCGTCCAATTCAATTGCCGCGTGTGCGACCGGGCGATGTGGTTTCCTCCCTGCAAGGTCGGCAAGTACCTAACTTGTGGGCCGGAGTGCGAGACAACGCGCCGGGTGAACGAGCGCGAAATGCGACTCCGCGAATGCGTGACTTGCCGCAAGGTGTTTTATCCGCGCTGGGCACAAATTGACGCCGGGGCGGGCCTGTTTTGCTCTCAGCGATGCAACACGAAGTCGCACGTTGCCATGAACGCCCCAGAGGCGAAGGCGAAGGCGCAAGCTGGGTTTCGTATCGCGATCGCGGAGGGGCGCGCTGGGCATCGCTCGGGGCCCGACAATTGGAAATGGAAAGGTGGGGCGGAAGCGTACCGGCGGCGTTTGCTCGAATCCGGCGTCTTGGCGGAGAGGGTACGCAAGTATCGCCAGGAGAACCCGCACAAGGTCCGAGAGTTCTCGCAGCGGCGCAAGGGGCGTAAGCTAGAGAAGCTGCCGCGCGGCACGATTCCGGCATTGGGAGACGCACAGCGGTGGAAATGTGCCGTCTGTCGGACCAGCGTCCGCAAGGGCTACCACGTAGACCACATCCAGCCGCTCGCTAGGGGCGGGAAACATGAGCCGTTGAACCTGCAATTGCTGTGCGGCTCCTGCAACGTCCGCAAGTCCGCCAAAGATCCGATCGCGTTCATGCAGTCGCGGGGGTTCTTGCTTTGAGCACGAAGGCTAGCCGCGCGCACATGGCTCGCATAGCCGCGATGGATTGCCTCGTCTGCAAGCTCTTGAGCATGAAGCAGGAGAGCAAGACAGATGTTCACCATATCCGCGAAGGACGCGAGCCCCGGAACGACTGGCTTACTTTGCCCCTCTGTCATGAGTCATGCCATCAAGGGCCGCGCGGGGTTCACGGGGACAAGACCTATCTGCGAATGCTCAAGATGAGCGAGTACGAACTGCTAGCAATGGTTATCGAGGAGGTGACGGCGTGACCTGTCGCACTTGCAAATATCTGGACGTGGCGCCGGACAAGAGTGGGCGCATCGTCCCCCGCAAGGGAAACTCTTACCGCTGTCTCGCTCCACACCCAACCCTTCCTCCGCTCCCGGACTGCATCACTCGCCGCTATGACTTTCAACCCTTCTTCGTGCGCTCATGGATGTCGCCGCCTGATGGTGGTGAGTGCCCGGTGTATGAGGCGAGGTGACCTCCGCCAACTCGGCCGCTGCACCGCCTCGCCAGAATCGCTCGGTGCTTTAGAAAAGAAGGAGTTTTTGAATGACTGAAGCCACCAATCAGGGGCGAGAGGCGCTCACAGACGAACAGATCGACGAGCTTTTCGAGAAGTTTGTTGGGGATCAAACGCCGAGATATCCCTGGACTAGAGCCGACTTCATCGACTTCGCCAGAGCCATAGAGCGCGCCTCACCTATCCCGACCCCCGGGCCAACGCCCGAGGCGGCATGGTGGGCGGGCTACATCGCCGGGAAAGCGACCCCCGCAGGGAGCCGGCCCATTGACCGCGCTATTGCTGGGGATTCCCCGAAGTGAGCGAGCTGCTATCTCCGGTCGAGGTGCGAGAGTTGGTGGGCTGTGTATCCCGTGAGGCACAGTGCAGCAAACTTGTATCGCTGGGGATACCTCACAGGAGGGACGGGGCGCGTATCCTCGTGAGCAGAATCCACGTCCGCCAGTGGCTCAATGGCGAGCAGTTGAGGCCGAGTGTCGGGCCTAGATTGGATCTGGTGCGTTGATGCCCAAGAAGTCCAAGTACCCACGTCTCAGGACGCACATTCGCAAGGGTGCGAAGGGACAGGTCTGGGTCTCGTACTGGTACGACATGCGCCCCGAGGAGGACGTTCAACTCGGCAACGACTACGAGGAAGCCCTGAAGAAGTGGGCGGAACTGCACTATCACAAACCCCGGATCGCCGGAACGCTGATGGAAGCCTTCGAGCGGTGGGAGAAGGAAATCCTGCCGACCTACACCAGTCTCGAGACGAGGAAAGGCTACTCGCGCCATCTGACCCACCTGAAACCGACCCTGGGGCCGGCGACGTGGGATCAGGTAACGCCCAAGACGATCACGGGCTACCTAAAAGCGAGGACTGCCAAGTACCAAGGGAACCGGGAGATGGCGCTGCTGAGCGTGATCTGGGCATGGGCGATGACCGAGGAACTGGTCAAGGACAAGTTTCCACTACTAGGAGTGCGAGGATGGAAGAACGAAGAGACGCCGAGAGTGGTAGAGGTTACCGATGTGCTGTTTGCGAAGGTGTACGAACAGGCCGACTCGTTGCTTGCCTCGTGCATGGACTTGGCCTCAGCGACCGGCTTGCGTCTTACGGACTGCCGAATGGTCCAGATGCCGCCCGGGGACGTGCTGCGAATCAAGACGAGCAAGCGCGGGAAGATCGCCGAATTCTCCGTAACCGACTCGCCAGTGCTCACGCGGCTTGTATCGGCGCGGCGACAGCTCTCGACACCGCATTTAATGCTCTTGTCGAATGGGAACAAACCAGTCAGCGCAAGGCAACTCCGTGACCGCTGGGACGAAGCCAGGGAGAAGGCGGCACAGGCTCATCCCGAGCTGGCCGACGAACTGAGGGCGATGTACCTCAGGGACATGCGCAAGAGAGCTGCTGACCTTGCGGGCTCGCTGGCTGAGGCTTCAGAGCTTCTACAGCACAGCAGCACGAAGGTGACGGCGGACCACTACAGGACGCGCCCGGTCAAGCTAAAGCCGGTGCGCTGATGCGGAAGCGGTTGCGGAAGCGATGCGGAAGTGATCGACCAGAAAACCGTGATGCCCCGGGCGTGACTCGAACACGCACTCCTCGCGGAACGGGATTTTGAGTCCCTGTGAGAAGTGAGTGAAATCAACAACTTAGGTGCGATTACTTCCGCAACGACAGACCGAATTGCACCTATGAGCGGTTTCTATTGCGGAAGCGAAAGGACGGAATGATTGACCTAGAACTAGAGACCTTCCAGATCCTGGACTTGCTGCATCGCGTCGCGGATCAGGCGCTGGAAGCTGCGGCCGAGGTGTGCGATGCATACGCCAAGGAGGCGTGGGGCATGACGGAGGAGGAGTTCGCCGCCAACCATCTCGCCAACGCCATCCGCAACCTCAAGAGGCCGATGGTATGAACGACGATTACGCTACTCCGCCCGAGGGCGAAAGTAGCCCACTGTCTGCGTGGGTGTTTATCAGCGCTGTGGGTGCGCTATTCTGGGCGGTAGTTGCTTGGGCTGTATGGGGGTGGTGGTGATGGTGGACAAACCGGAAACGACGGGTTTTATGGGAAGCCCGGCCACTCCCAACGAGATGGTGATGTGGCTGCAGGCGCTATCCAAGGTCCGCCGAGAAGCACTCGAAGAAGCCGCGATGGTGTGCGAGAACTGGTGCTATGGAGAAGACGCGGCGACAGCTATCCGCGCCCTCAAGGACAAGCCATGAGAGAGACTGTCGCGCGACTTCATCTGGCCTGCTCTCGGGAGTTTTTCCGCCGAGGGTGGATGTACGTAACCACCACAGACCACGAGGACGGTCAGAGCGTGGCCCTCCTGACCGCTTATCGCGCTGGTCTAGAGGAGGCCGCGAAGGTGTGCGAGAGCCTAGACAACGCCGAGTGCGATACCGGCTATGGCTGGACGAATACGGATTGCGCCGAGGCTATCCGCGCCCTTAAGGATAAGCCATGAAATGGTGGAACAACCTCGACGTATTGCTGACCATCGTCAAGGTCAACGTCGTTCTCGTCGGCATCGCCGAGGTGGTGCTGATCCTCATGAAGACCGGCGTCTGGTGGAGGATGTGGTGATGGACGTAGAACGACTGGCGCGCGAGTACGTAGACGCGCACGAAGTGAGGGGCGAAGGACCGCCCGCACATGTGCTCAATCTGATGGTCGAGGCGTTCCATGCCGGTGCGAGAGAAGCACTCGAGGAAGCCGCGAAGATATGTGACGCGAGGGCCGAGCACTACATCGATGCCGGGCCCATGTTCGCATGCGAGATGCTAGCCGCCGCTATCCGCGCCCTTATCGCCCCAGAGCCTTGATCGCCAGGCCAACCAAGCAACCGTTCGCCACGGCATAGCAGAGGAAGGCCACGCCAAGAAGGCTGCTACCGGACAGCCAGTACCCGACCGCAGCGGCGAGGTATAAACCCCCAGCCAGGCCGACGCAGATGTTGGCGAAGGTCTCAGCGGTCATCAGTTCGACAGCAGCGCGCGTCTTTTGCCGATGCTGTTCTTCGTGTAGCGACCTCTGGCCCAGCCGCCGCAGGACTTGCACTTGTAACGGTGGTACTCGCCCGACTGAGTGAAAGCTCTGCCCCTGCTCTCCATGTTCTTGGAGCTGCACTTCGGGCACTGGATCGCGTCGTCGTCGTTATAGGCCGCGACGTTCGGGTGGCCGACGATGTAGGGTCGTAACTTGAGATACACGTTCTCGGTGGCGATGATGTCGATGTCGTTGTACTTCTTCATCTCGGCCCACGCCTTCGGGTTGTCAGCGAGGCATTCCGTCCAGAGCTCAAAGCCCGGGAATAGCTTGTGTTCCGACTTCGGGGTATCGGTCAAGACCTCCGAGAGCCATGCGAGTTTGTTGCTCGTGAACCCGGCTATCGAGCGGGCCGCGAGCATGGTGTCGACCACCTTGTAAGGTGTAGGAGGAGGCATCTCTGCCTGGAGGAACCGGGCGTTGATCTTCTTCATGTCGAACTTGACGCCGTTCTGCGCGACGACGATATCCGCCTCGTCCAGCACGTTCCACAGCAGCTTGAGGAGGGCTTTGTCGTCCCGGACCTTGCTTGGCCCCCGGCCTGCGGTGTTGTGGTGATAGACCTTCTTCTCGCCTAGAACCTTGTAGGAGAAGGAGAGGATTGACCAGTCGGTATGAATCTGGTTGAGGTTGACGAACTGTTTAAAGAGCCCCCAGACGTACGCCAAGATCGGACTCGTCTCGATATCCAGCGTAATGATTCGGGCGCTCACCGCGTCTTCTCCAAGTACGCGACGGCCATCTCCGGCTTGTCTTTCAGCAGTCCGAGCGCGAGGTTGCATGCGCCACAGAGGAGCCCGCGTACGGCGCCGGTTGTATGGCAGTGGTCAACGTGGCAGACATCGCGCTTCGATGCCCCGCTGGCCGGCTTTGCCAGCGCCTGCCCGCAACACTCACAGGCCCCGTTCGCCGCAGCAAACATCGCCAGCACTTGTGCCAGAGAGACGCCGTACTTATCACGGAATTTTTTGTCTGCGGTTTCTGCCTTGTTTGTTTTCCGCTTCGCTCGCTCTTGCGCTAGTACCTTTTCTCTGTTCGCGGCGTAATAGGCCCTCGCCTGCGCCTTCATCTTTTCTTTGTTGGCGAGGTAGTACGCTCGGTTGTAAGCGAGGATGGGAGAGGTTTCTATGTCGAGGGTGATGATGCGGGCACCCCCGGCGATCATTTCCTAGCTTTCCGAGTTCGGGGAATCTTCACGGGTACACCCTCCGTTAGTTCTACGAGTTTGCGGACCATTCCAATCGGGATGCGGGAGCGCGGAGCCATGTGGTCGACACTCACGCTGCATGTCATCTCGATACATTCGGAAGTCAGGGCGAAGACGTAGCCGACCTGATGGAACACGACAGGCTCACCGGGTTTGGCCCCGGCGCGGTCGGTCCAGGGGCCTTCATCTACGTCGCTTGCATCCTCCCAGACGCACAGCACGAGCCTCATTCCAGATCCCTTGCCCACCCTTCGGTGAGAAACAGATACCAAGCAACTAGCCCGATGGCGAGGGCATAGAGGAATGTGCCGGCCATCCTCACGATGAGCCTCACCACGTTCCCCAATAGACGGCCGGATAGTCCGGGTCTTCAGTGATCGGCTCGATGACCTTCACCGGGGGCGCGGTCTCGATGGCTCCGGTTCGTTTGTTCCGCAGCATCTTCGTGCCGTGGACACCAGTAAAGCGTTCGTACTCGTCCCCTGTGTTGACAGGCGCGGGGGCCGCGATCTTCTTGCCTAGTCGGTAATCACTCATGCTTGCAGCGCAGCTTTGGCCGCGTCCCACAAAAGTTTTCGGTCATCCAACCCAGTGAGGCCGCCGTTTATCTTGCGGGTCAACTTCTCGAAATCATTCGAATCCGCATAGGTGTTGAGCCCATGGGACTGCCAGAAGCAGCCGGCAGATCGGCACGCGAACTTTGCCGAGGCCAGCAGTTCTGGTGTCTTGACGAGATCCATTCCCAGCGCGCGGCCCATGCGCTCGTAATTGGACCGGCCGGTGACCTGAATCAGCCCGCGACCGCGATACGTATAGCCATCCCCGGGCTGGGTGTTGCCTAGGTCTACCCTCCCCTCGTAACTCGTCTGGGCCGGGGTCGGACCCCATAGCTCGACGGTGAAGTGGAGGCCTCCTGACTCATGTCCGATCTGCGCCAGGAATGCGGCTTGCCTCTGCGGCGTGTCGATGCCGAACTCGTGCAACGCATCTGTGACGAACGGAGCAAAGGACCGCGCGCGGTCGATGCGCGCCCCGGTACATGCGGCTAGAACTTCCGGTGTCATGTCGGAGCCCTGATGGCAAGGCACACGTATCCCTCACCAGGCTTGGCCGGGAAGTTGAGCGTGTCGGTGTTCCTGTGGCGGGCTTCGATAAAGCAGTCGTCAAGCGACTTGAAGCCGGCCACGATGCGAGGCGCCTTCTCCACCTCCGTAAAAACTACGAAGGCGAGGAAGACGGTCAGCATGGCTAAATCTTCTTCTTGGCGTCCAGTTCGGCCTGCCACGTATCTGCATCGTGGCCCAGGAGGGCGAGCATTTTGGCGATGTCGTCGTCCGTGATCGTTCCCGAAGCATTGCGCTCCGAGATGTCGGCATAAACGCGCATGCCGCTGGAGATGAGCATGGCAATCGTTGCGGGGTCCATGGTTCAGCCTTTCTTGGCGGTGAGGGATGCCGTGAGAGCATCAAGAGCATCCGCAGCGGAGCGGAGATAGGCGGCCGAGGACTTGTCGTCGCCCGCTGCTTTAGCGGCTCGAGCGGCACTGACGAAGCCCTGGATCGAACGGAGGGCCGTGATAGCCGCTGTGGCTTCGGCGTCGTTCAGCTTGCCGGCGTCGTAGAGGGCTTTGCCGATGTTGTAGGCAACCTCCGCGCCCTGGAGGATGTTGGCGTCAGTAGCGTTAGCGCCGTTCTGTGCCGTGGTCGCGCAGGCCGCGAGGGCGAGGACGATGGATGCAAGGAGAAATCTCATAGCGGGTCTTTCAAGTTGGAGGGAGGATCAGCGGCCTTGGGTGTGCCGTCGTAGAAGAATCCATCTGCCGACTTGACGATTCCGCCAATCAGCATGACGATGGTCGTGATCAGTTGGAGTGCGTTGGAACTCAGCTTGTCGGCATAGAGGAACGCCGCCACACCAAACCCGCCAAGGATGAGGATGGAGAGCAGGAACGCCTTGGACCGCGTGCAGTTGAGTCGTCTCATGGCTTTACCAGTGCGAGGTGTTGAAGCGCCCAGGTCACGGCAGACGCTGCTGCTGCTGATGCCCCGCCGAGCCAGAGCAGGGTTCTCCACCCTCCCCTCGCTTCTGACAGGGTGGTGGTCAGGTCGCTGATCTGCTTTTGCAACGAGGCGAGGGTCGCGTTCTGCTCGGTGAGCATCGCGTGCAGGGCCTTGACCTCGCCCTCAAGTTGCCCGAAGGCTCTGGCGTCAATGTCCACGTGCGCACCAGTTGCAGGGCTCACCCGTCTTCACAGAGATCCACACCTTGTCAACCGGGCACCAGTGCTTCCACATGTCACACCTCGTACCAGTTGGTGCTGTCGTGAATCAGCCTCATGGTGTGTCCCGCCGTAGCCGAGCGATTCGTGGCGCCCTTCAGGTACAGACCCGTGGAGTGAGTGACCGTCAGCGTGCCCGTGAAGATGAGTGTGAGTTGTCTTCCTGCCCAACCACCCAACAGGCCGGCGATGGTCGTAGTTCCCAAGACAACGAAGTGGTTTCCGTTCGTCGGCAGGGTGATGGTCGTTGCGGAGTCAATCGTCGCCATCGGTCGATTGACGTTATTGGCTACAGGCCCGACCCAACCAGTAAAGTCGTTGTGATCTCCGATGTAGACGGTTGATGTGTTAACCGTGCAGTTGATCGGGGCGGTCACGATGTTCTCGAATCGCACCCGATCAACCCACACGCTCGACGTACCAGAGACGACGATCCCCGAGTCGGTGGTCCGGTAGCTTCCCCCGGTGACCGTGGCGTCGCCGGTATGAACCTGAAGGCCGCTGATCGTGTTGCCCCAGGTTTGGCAGTCGGTCAGGGTTGTGTGATTGCCAAGAGGGGCGGTCGTGATAACGACGATCCCGCGCTCCTGGGCTGCGGCCTGGCATGCAACGAGAGCGGTGTCTGCGCTGGTCCCGTCCACAAGAATGCCGACCGAGCCCGTGTAGCCGACGAAGCTATCTGCTCCACAACCCAGCAGAACGCAGTGGTCGGCGCTCGAGACGTTGAATCCCCGGAAGTACCCGAACGAGAAGCAGTCGGTGATCTTGTTCCAGTCGCCGACGTTCTTGTACTGGAACGCATACCCTGCTCGTTGGGTCGTGACGGTCGGAGAACCCGGAGCAATCGAGAACGGCCAGCCGTGGCACTGGTGGAGTTTCGCCACGTCCTGACAGTTGGAGATGATGATTCCGTTCGTGCAATCGAACAAAACCGAGTCCAGCGTTTGCCGGTTGAAACCTGTTGAAGTGAACGCGGTGGCGAACCCGAGGATCATCGAGTGCAGAACTGTCGCGTCGTCTCCTGCCGCTGTAATTGCGACCCCGGCAAAGGCGGACGCATCGGTGGCGGGGAAGGTCATCCCATCCCGATAGATCAGGGCACCCTCGATGGTCGAGCCCGAACCCAGCGAGATCGTGGACGAGCTGGAGAGGCGGATCGAACTCAGGCTCGAGAACAACCCACTCCCCGACAGACCCGGGAGCCCGACGTGCGAGGACGGACCTTTTAAGGTACATCCGGCCGGAATCGCGACGTTCCCCGACAGACGGAACTTGCCCGTGTGGGGATAGATGACTGTCCCGCCGAGGGAGCCAAGGGAGACGAATGCAGCATTGAAGGCTGCGGTGTCGTCCGCCACCCCGTCACCGACCGCCCCGAAGTCCATGACGCTTACGGCAAAATCCCGTACCTTGTCCTGCATCGAGCGGGTGACGGAACCCACCCCGGAGGCAGTGAACCCACCCTCTGCGGTGATGTTGTCGACATCCCAAATCACCACGTCAGAGGCGTTCTTCAGGATCATCCGGTAGGCAGATCCACCCAACCAGACGCTTGCCTGCCCGTTGGCATCGCAGACCACGGGGTTGGTATTGGACGAACCACCCGCCTGGTTGGTGAACGTGGCTAGGGGGGTGAGCGTTCCTGCGGCGTAGGTGTACAGACGCCCACCGGGGACGATGCCGGTCGGACCGATTGCCTGGAACTTGCCTGCGGTGAAAAGTGATGCCATGGGGCTCTCAAAAGAAAAGCCCCGGAGGCCGAAACCTGCGGGGCTAGAATGGGGCGTGGAGTTTGTCGAGTACTACTTCTGGCGGGCGGTAGCGTTACTTGCTCTGGCCGTCATTTACGTGCTGTGGACGGCAGTGCGCGGTACGCATAGGGACCGGCCAAAGCGTTGAGCGTGTCTGACCGCTCCGCGAACTTCTGATACGGCTGAGACAGCAGTAGCGCCCGGGTCGCCGGTCGCACGGCCAAACCGGCCGCTATGGCCTTCAATGGATTCCCCGACATGACCGCGCTGCCCAACGTCGTCGCGTAATCCAGGGGGCTAAGGGCGTTTGGAGCGCGCGTCAGCGGCTGCATCGACTCCTTCAAGGCAAGCCCCGCGTCTGCCGCCGTCTTGAGGCCGCCCGACAGCGGCGCGCCTTTGTCTAGTTGCTTGCCGAGATTGATCGCCGACACGTCGCCGGTTGATGGGTTGAGCGCCTTGTCAATGCTGTAGGTCTTGGCGATCTTCTGCCGGGCGTCTTGGAAGGCTTGCAACAGAGCAGGATCCTGGCCCGTCGCCTCCAGATGGCGCCCGACCTGATCCTCTAGAGCCGAAGCGGCATCTCGCGCGGCCTTGCCCAAAGCGGTGTCCCGAGATGCGAAGGCTTGAGCGGACTTCTCGCGCAGCACGCCGATGGCATCAATCGCGCCCGAGGCCGTGAAACTCTTTTGCCGCAGCGCCGCAACCATGTCGGGCACTTCTGACTTATCCAGGCCCGGGAAAGCATCACCCGCGCTCTTGTACTTGCTTGCGATGTTGTCGAGGGCGTTGCTGAACGTATCGTCAGCGGCAACCGTGCCCGTGTTCTTGACGGCCGCGTAAGCCTGCCCCGCGTCTTTGCGGACGCCCGCGAGAGCGTCGCGCGTTATCGGCTGTGTCGCATCCAGTCCCACATCGCCAGCGGCGAGTCGGTTCGTTACTGGCTGGTTCTTGACCGAGGCCGCTTGGGCGGTCTTGATCTTGCCCGATAGGCCCTCTAGAACCGAGTTCAGCGCGTTCGGATTGATGTCGGTGGGCGGAACTACATACCCAGCATCGCGAGCCGCCGAGACGGCCGATGCCCGTCCGGGATTGATAGGTGCACCGGCCGCCAAGCTGCTGAGGCCACGCAGCGCAACCGGAAGCGCCGCGCCGAGAGCCGCCCCGGTCCCCGCATCCCCCGGGGAGGCTAGACCGACTTGAGCAGCGCCCGCAAGGCCGCCACTGAGAGTACGAATCGCAAGAGCGTCCGCAGCCGACCGCGACGTGGCGCCAGTAGCGAAGCCGCTAGTACGTAGCGCATTGACCACCTCCGGGACCATGCCGATGCCTTGGGCACCCTTGGCCAGAACGCCACCAGCACCCGCAGTGCCGGCGACCTCTGCGCCGAGTTTACCGACCTTGTAGAGAAAGGAGTTGGGATCTGCTCCGAGCGTCTTTGTCGCGTCGGTCATCGACTGGCGACGGTCATCCCGGCCGATGAAGTCGTTCTGGATGCCGAGGGCTCTCGCGCCTGCGTCAATAGGGGCAAGGAGGGTCGCCCCTATAGAACCAGCACCACGAACCGCACCTAGAGTTAGGTTCCTCGCCGCATCCGGCACGGCACCCAAACTGCCGGTGATGTTCGCCTTTACCTTGTCGAGATAGGACGGCTCGGGGGGACCGCTCTGCAAAGCCTTCAGGCCATCGGTCGAGACCTTGGACAAGTCCCCCGACTGGAGAGCCTTCAAGTCGTCGGTGGAGATTTGCGAGAGATCCACTCAATGCCCCCGGCGCTTCAGTTCCGCAGCGATAGCGTCAGCGGTCGGCATGCCGCTGGCGGCAGCGGGCGGCGCGACCATCTCTGACTTGCCGGCGAGGTGCGCTCGGAGCGCGTCCGCCTGGTCAGAGAACCCCTTCATGCGGTTTCGCATCTCGGTCTGGAGCAACTGCGCGTTCTTCTCATACTGGTCCGGCGTCATCGAGGTCTGTAGCAGCGTCTGCGCTTTGTTGGACGCCGCATCGGTCACCGGACCAGATCCCATGCCGCCCGACATGATCTTGGCGTACTCACCCACGAAGGTCGCGTTGGCCGCTGCGAATTGCGTTGCCTCTGGTGAACCCGTCCCCGTTCTCCATGCCTGGATGCCGGCGTTGATAAGCGGGATGCCCGTCCGGTCCAGTTGCTTGGAAAGGCCGAGGGCCAATTGCAAGTTGGAGTTGGCCGTCTTCTCAAACGAGCCCGCCATCGTCTGCGCGCGGGTCAGTTGCGTCAGGGCGGCAGCACCAGACTTGGCGTCCATCTGGTTGATCCGAAGTTGAGTCGGGTCCGTCCCGAGCGCGAGTTCGGCGGCGCGGTTCTGAATCGACCTCTGGTCCCTCTGCCCGATTGGGCCTCGACCTTGCGTCGCCATCGTGCCATCCAGATTGAACCGCCCTGCGGCGTTCTCAATAGCCGCTGGTGTGAGCCCCGACGTTCCGGGCGCGTCGCTGCCATCCGGCCCGAGCCCGTTGATCTTGTAGTCCTTGGCAATGTTCGCCGCATTATTGGCGCGCGAGGTGCCCGCCGAGATGTTCGCTGCGCCGAGGGTTGCATTGGCGCGGAGTTGTGCGGCCCCCATCGTTGCTTGGTTGTTGCCCTTCGCGCGTAGATCCTCATGGGCGATCTTTGCCTGATCCGTCGCGGTGATCGCGCTCTGCATCGTCTCGTCTTTCCACGCCGCGAGCTTTTGAGGATCGCCGCCCGTTGCCATGATGTTTTGGACGTGCTGAACCAGATCACCGTCAGAGAAAAACCCCTTGGCGTGCTGCTGGTTCGCCCAATTCAGTGCATTGGGAACCGAGTTCACCCCGTTCAATTGCTGGATGGCGAAGTTGCTCCCGTCGATCTTGGTCTTGAGGTCGGCCGCGCGCGCGTCCGCGTCTGCCTTGTTGGACTGCGAGCCCTCCAACCTGACCTTGCTCTGAGACTCGACGTTCTCACGCATGGCCTTGTCATAAGCCTGCAACGCCTGAAAGTTGCCCGTCGCCGCGATTGCCTGACGGTTCGCTGTAGGGTCAGTGCCGAAACCCTGCACCGCTTGACGCAGGTTGGCCGCGTCACTCTGGGCCTGTAGCGCGTTCTGGTTGTTGATCCGGTTGGAACTTGCCTGGGCGAGCCCGTTCTCAACGTCGAGAGGGCTCTGAACCTTGGGCGCGAATTGGGCGTAAATGCTGCTGTCGATTGGCATGATTACGGCTTCTGGTTCCACGTTTGGCCGGTCCCATACTGGCCGTTGTTGGCGTATGGGTTGGGGCCACCGTTGGAGTAGTTGAACTGCCCAAGGCTATTGTTGACGCCGTTCTGTAGCACGTTCCCGTTGTACATCGCAGCGCCCGCACCGGCATTGCCGAGGTTGGTCAGGTTGTTCGCTGCGGTCTGAGTACCTGTGGCCCCGAGCTGCGCGACGTTCCCGTAGTTCTGGAGGGTCTGGTTCAGTTTCGTGCCGGCATAGTCAGTGCCGTACCGATCAAGCGCCTTGAGGGTCGCGCCCGAGTACAGACTGCCCTTCGATGCAGCCGACCTATCCACACCCTGCACGCCTTGCTGGAGGCCGAATTGGTATCCGGGGTCTTGAGTGATGCTGCTCGGGTTCTGGAGCAGGTTCGACATCTTCGTGATGGCAGACGATCCCGCTTGCTGGTATGGAGCCAGGAGCGCGTTCGCCGAGTTCGTGGCGCCCGTCTGCCGATTCAGTGCGTTGTTGGAGGTGATCCCACCAATCAGGCCGTTCAGCAGCGTGCCGCCGATGTTGGTCAGGCCCGGATTGGCTAGCATCCACGAACCCGCATCGCCGGCCGCGCTGCCGAGTTGGCTCATCAGGCCGCCGCCACTCCCACCCGACGTGATGCCGGCCGGATAGGCGCCTTCGGACAGGCCCATGTTGGCCGCGTCAGTTGCTGCTCCGGTATCAGCACCGAACCCAGAAGGAGCCACAGCGTTATCACCGGCGACTTGGAAGCCTTGGGAGCCCGGCCCCGTGTACTGGCTGTACGGAACGTCATACGTCCCGCCCGCCGCACCACCCAACCCCGCCCCACCCTGCGCGAGATCCGTCCCAGCACTCAGACCCGTCAGACCAGAACCGAGAGCCCCGAACCCACCAACCCCCGCCGCGAGGGCGTACATGATCGACGGGTCGTCCGCCGTGTACTGAGTGTTTGACGAGCCGATCTGACCGTTCGGACCGTTGAGGTCGAGCGTCGTTCCTACTCCGGTCCCGTGTCCGTCGCTCGCATACAGGGAAGGATTGATTCCCTGCTGTTGCAGCCACTGCTGAAACTGCGGAGTCATCCCCGACTGCCCGAACGGCTGGCCCGTGAACCCCATCTTCTGAACGGCTGCAAGGGTCTCAGGATTGAGGTACGTCGCTCCCGCAGGGTCATACGCACTCGCGTTCCCATGCGCCGGGTCGAGCCACTGGCTTCCACCCGAAACCCCGCCGTTGTTCTGAGCCGAAGCCGCCGAGTCGCTGTTGGCGATGTTGGTCAGCCCGCTAGTCCAAAATCCTGCCATCTTCTAGTCTCCACCGCCCGCACCGGCGCCGCCAAACGGATCGCCAGCCGGGGGAATGTTTGTCTCTTGTCTCGCTAGCACTACGGGAGGAATAGATGCCGCTCCCGTAAGTCCTGCGTTTTGAACCACTTGCACCGTCGCCGCCTGACTCTGGGCGTTCGCGTTTACCTGTTGCTCAAGAGCAGTCGTGATGAGGCTCTGGAACAACGTCTGCGCCTGCGCCGTCGTGATGTATCCCGTCAGGTCTGGAAGCGTTGGGAAGATCGGCCCGCCCAATTTCCTGTTGGCGAGGTCTGAGAAAAACCGATTCCACGCTGGGTCGATGTAGCCGTTGTCATCCACAACCTTGTGGAGCGCGTGGGGCTTCCAGTTCTTCTTGGCGTTCGACTGCGCAAGGGCCGTGCTGTACAGGCCCGCCACTTGCCTATGAGTCACAAGGACGGTCGCGCCCGCCCCGTGCGAGGTCCGAAAGGTCGGCCGCACATAGACGACAGCGCCGGTCATTAGTCTGGAACAGTGAAGGTCGTGGAGGTCAGGTTGTGCGTGGTCTGCCCCCCATACACGTCCTCTGCAATCGCACAGACGACACACCCGAAGGACGAGGGAGCGGTGAGGTCGATTGCAGCGCCACCCGAAGTCGCGGCCACTTTGAACGAGTCGCCCGTCGAGTCGCGGACAAAGTAGGTCGTCCCCTCGACCAGCGGAGCAGGAGGGGTGCCGTCGAAGAAGACGATCTTCTGCGTGTCCGGGTATCCATGCCCCGCCGCATACACGAGATCACTCGAGGCGATGGACATGAAGTTCTTCGGCGTGGCCCCACCGTTGGGGGCGCAGGCCACGAAGGTCGAGCTATTCCAGAACCCAACCCACTTCACCGTGGTCGCGTCGACATCGAACACCACCCCCGCATTGAGCAAGCGGGAACCACCAGAGGCGGCGTTCATGGTGATCGACTTGCGGGCATAGCTCGGAGTCCCGCCCGATAGCTCGTTGGTGCCGGTGTTGCCCGGAAACCCGCTGTGTAGAGAGGCGGCGGTGATAGCCTGCCCGTCGAGCATCGAGTTTTTCGTTCCTGTTGGGAAAGTCATGACGTGCCTGGGCGTGTTGCGATCTGTACGTTTACGATGTCAAACCGCGCGTTGTCAGTAAATCTCAGCTTCCAGACCCGATCCCTGGACTTGCCGAGGCTGCGCCAGGTGATCCGCTGGAATCGCTCGCCGACTTTCCCCGTAGACCGCTGGATCGCGTTGCTCCATGTCGCCCCCGAGTCGTCGGAATAGAACAGCTCTACATGAGGATCAACGCCTTGAGGAGCGTCCCCGGTCGTGCAGTCGAGGTGGAATGCATCGAAGATCGTCCACGTCAGGCTCGGGGCCGACGAGTGCGGAGAGACCCGCTCTCTAACCAACGGATCACCCGCCTTCTGGCGAACCGTGCTGTCTAGTGCGTAGATAACCCCGTCAGATCCACCGATGAGGTGAGAGCCGAAGGCATACGTATGGCACACCCCGCGATCTGGTGCGTACTGCCCCGATGAGTCCAGATCCGCTCGCTCATGCCATGAGCCAGTGGACACCTCGAAAACCCATGTCGAGGTAAGCCCCGGAGCATTGATAGCGTAGAAGGTCAGCCCGTTCTCTTGGTAGGCATAGGCAGTTGCTTGGGATAGGTCGGTAGAGGCCTGGATGGCCTGTTCCACGCCCTGAGTGGAGACCCGGATGGGTTGGTAACCATTCAGCCTGTAGACGATCCCAGCGCCGTTCTTGTCTCTCCCTACCCAGAACGCGGTGTTGTCAATTTCGACAACAGAATGAGGCGCCATGCACCCGACTTCGATGGTCGTTCCCTCTCTCTCGAAAGGGAAGTCCTGGGCTCCTGAGTCGAACCAGATTTCCGTGCTTACACCCCCCAGGAGGATGAGCCTTCTCTGTACGGTGACGATGGCTATCAGGTTGTCCGGCTGCGACTCGGCCGTTGCAAAATCGAGGGCATCGAACGTCGTCGCATCGTTGATCGCGGCGATGTAGAACTGCCCGGTATCGGGTCTGACGAAGGCGAAATAGTTATCGCAGAAGGTGACGGTCTTGGAGCCGTAGAACGCCTCCGACGTGATCCGCTGGAAGACGTTGGTCGCGAGGGTCAGGACGTAGCCATTCGCCCCATCGACAAGCACAAGCTGCTCAGTCCCGTATGCGAACGCAACAGGCCCCGAGGACGATGCAAGGGTTCCACGTGCAACCAGATCCGTCGTCTGCTCGTACAGGGTCGAGCCAATCGCCCAGAACGTCCGGTCGTTCGTCGTGAGACACCCCCGGACAGCGCTCGGACCCGATACGACCGACGTATACCCAGGAACTGCCTGGAGGACGAACGGAGCTTTCCCGGGGCTCTCTAGGCCGACGAGGTGCATGTTGATGCTCCTCTGGATGTCGGCTTTGCGTAGCGCGAGGTTGTAGCTCGGTCCGACGAACGAGGTCATACGGTCTTGTACCAAGCAGAGCGGAAGTTATCGGTAAGATCGTTTCCGCAGATCGGCCAGGAGTAGAAGGTGTGGTTCAGGAGCAGCGTTCTCCCTCCATAGCCCGAGAAGTGGTTGAGCGTGTACCAGTCGTTGGCGTGCGGAGCTATTACCTGATTCCAGAACCGCTGATACATCGCGGCACCAGCGGGACCGTCCAGATAGGTCTGAAGGTTGATGGCCGCCAGATACTCGTTGTCGTTGCGCACCGCTGACGCGAGCTGGTGCCCCCACTCGTAGGCGGTCATCTTGATATTCGGGACGACCGCCTTTACCGCCGCAAGGTCTGCCGGAACCGTCCCGGTCTTCCATTGGATCTCGGCATTGAACCTGCCATCCCAATAGGAGTCGGGGATGTTGGTCGTGTTGCCGTTGTCCGCGTAAGCGTCCGCCAGCAGTTGACCATTGAAGACATCGTTAAACGAGCCCGGGATGGTGCTATCGGCTCCGCCAAGGTACATGGCGAACGCATAGACCACCGAGGGAATGTCCGGGTTCGTGTCGGAGGCCAGAGCATCGATGTACTGCTGCTGAAGAGTCACGCCCGCTCGCCTGATGCCGGGGTCTACATAGTTGAAGCTGTTGCCCAGGTTCCCGAAGAACTGTCCTTGTCCGGGGTGGACGATGGTGAAGTTACCCGCGCCGAATACTTCCTCTGCCGTCTTCCACATCAGCAGAATGAACCACGCCATTCCCTGACTGTGGTCGCGGTTTGTATTCCCCGCGAGGACAGATGCGATGTCATGGAACCAGTGGAAGGAAGGAAAGCCCGAGTTCCAGTTCTCGTTGGATGGCTCGAACATCGGCTTCCCCGTGGGCCATGCCGCCTTGATAGCCTGCATTTCCGGGCGGATCATGTCCGCCACCACGTCCACGTCCATGCTCGCCATCGTGCTATACCGAAGCTCGAGGAATCCGAGGTTGCCGTTGAACGTGATGGGCGTTCCGCTCGCGGCGGTGATCTGCCCGCGATAGTTGTTTCCCCCGTTGTCGGTGAAGAGGTCTTGGAGAGTGACTTGGCTCACCGAGTCAATGGATTGAACGATCCCGAATCCGTCAGGAAGGTGGGAGCTGCGGACAATCGAGCCGATGCCGACGTTCGCGAGGCCAGTGATCCCGGTTATCACCAAAGAGCCGGCCGCGATGTTCCCGGTGGGGGTGGTGATCGGGGCTGAGTTCGGGAAGGCGACGACCGGGCCAAACTTTGTCGCAGAGAGTTGGAACGCCTTGCCGCCATTCAGCGTCGCGTTCTTCACGAACATATCGACGTGATTGCCCAGCGGCGTGAGGGCGAGGTTTATGTCGAACGGGAAAGAGCGGACCTTTTCCCCCTCCACCAGCCGATGCGGGACGGTGATCCCCGTTCCGTCTTCGGGGTTCGTCCGATAGACGTAAAACGAATCACTCGCGTGGTCGTAGTTGTAGCCCATCCGGCCCATGCCGGTATGCATGTTGAACCACGGTCTCGCCCCAGCTCTCCGGGGGAGTTCGCACTGAACGGCAATGGGCATCAGGCCGTTGTTGATCCCCGTCTGAGCGGTGCCGGCGTCGCCGCTGTATGCCCGTTTGTTGATGTTCTGGTTGAAGTCCGAGAAGTAGCGCGCCCAGACGCTTCCGGTCGAGTCGAACCTGCCGAAGTCGTGCAGGCGGATGGACTTCGCGCCCCTATGCGCGTCCACGTATGCTTGTCTGAAAGCGTTGCCCGGCGCGATCTGTGATGCCTCGCTGACGAGGTTTACGCGGAAGTCGGTGATGTCAATGGGAGAGCCCGAGGTGTTGGTTGCTGTCAGGCCCACTCCAAACGTCGCCCCGAACTGGTCAACCGACTTCATGTCGGCCACCGTGAACGTGCATCTTCCCTGCCCGGCGACGACATTGCTGATGCCGATCCCGGGGTTGTGGTTGACGCGGGCGTTTGTCTGGGTCGTGACCGCCTCGTAGTCCCCGGGCTGGATGAAACCGAAGTACCCCAGCAAAAAGGCGCACGGGAAAGAAGCGACACCCCCCGGAGGGAGTCCGATGAGCCAGTTGTCTACATTGGGAGTTCCGCCCCCAAGGTCTCCAGACGACCAGAACCATGACCCCGACTTGACAAGATCGATAAACGGAAACGCCCCGTTATAGAGGCCGACCGTTACCGAGTTGTACCCGTGCAGACTAGTGGATACGGGCGGAGGGGGAGGTGGCGCCTGGTGCAACCCACCCATCAGGAGACGGAAGAGTGGGTTCATGACGCCTTGTAGGCGAACGAGTTGAACAGGAAGTAGGACGCAGAACTCAGGCCGGCCCCCGTCTCGAGCGACGCCGTGAAGGTTCCAGAGAGCCCGGAGTTGTAGGTGATCGTGTAGAGACGCGCCGCCTGTGACTGTGCGGGAACGGTGATGACCACCGGAGCGATGGAGGCGTCACTGAGCGACAGCCGAAGCGTCATGCTCAACGACTCGCCCGGGTCGAAGTAGACATAGGCGTGATGAGCACTCGCCGTGGCAGGACAGGTGAATTGCAGCTTCACGTCCCCGGCGATCTGGGCGTCATGCCCGAACGCATCACTGCCCACTGAACTAAAGGTCGCCGAGCAGTCGCCCGCATCGCAGACGTTTACGGCCTCGTCAGCACCCCACCCCGGGTCGGTGATATTGACCTTGGTTAGCGTGATGATTCCCGTGGGCGTAGAGGTGGTCGGGTTCCCCTTCCGGTAGTAGTTGGCCGACCCGTTGTCCATGATCCAGTCGGTCATCCCGGCGGTCGTGAAGTTGACCGGCGTTGGATTCAGGGTGGCGACGTAGGTAATGGAACCAGCGCCTCCCACGTTGTCGGTGATGGCGAACCCGGTGAAGTTGGCGACCTTGTTCCCGCTGGTGTCCGCCATGTCGTTCGTGCCGTTGGCGGTGTAGGCGAGCGTCTTGGTCTCGCTAGCAACGAACGCAGCGGAGGTCGTGAGTTGGCTATGGGTCGCGTCAATCCACGTATGCGTCCCGGTCAGCGTGTGCCCTGTATTGACCGCGAAGTTCGCAGTCGCCGAGAGGGTTGCGTTGGGGATCGACTTGCTCCACGTCAGGTCGAGTTTGGTAGGGGTGGAGTTGGCGACGATTGCCGAGACGAGGGTCGGGCTTACCACGTTGTTGGTGATCGCCGTTCCGGTGAACCCGGATAGCAGGAAATTGGACGCCAGATCCTTCATCGGGTTCGAGGCCGGCTGCGTGTAGGCCAGCGTCTTCGCCGACTCGCCGGTAATGAACGCGGTCGAG